ATGAATAAGATTATGATTCCATACGAGCAACTATTGAACAAGTACATTGACTACATATACACCACAGGGCGCAGTTACGACCATATAGGAAGGTCGATAAAGGCGGTCAGGGACTTCTTGAGCGAGACCGATTCGGTAAGCAAGAGAGGATATAACGCCTACAGGCGGCAGAACGCTGTGTTGCTGTATACGGAGCCGTACCGCAAGGAAGCGTTATGCGATTTCCTCGAATGGCAAGGCGTGGGGTTCGGAAGGAAACGCAGAACTCAAGCGCTGAAGCCTCTGGAAAAGCTGAGCGTGATATCCGAAAAGAACCGGAAGCTGATGAATGACTTCATCTATTACCTGACCCAGGAGGAGGACTATTCGCCCCATACGCTCAGCCTTTATTCTTTCTCCATAAAAAAATACTTTGAATACGCCAATGAAATATCGTTTGACAATTACAAGCGGTTTATCCATACGCTCGAAGAACAAGGCATGTCGCCCGCTACCATCCGGCTCCGCATAACTGCGATTGAGAGGCTCAGCGAGTTCGCCGGGAAGCCTATCAAGCTGAAACGCCCGAAGTTCAAGCGGAAGCTCGATACGGACAACGTGCCTACAGAACAGGAATACGAAAGGCTGCTGGAGTTTTTGCGGACAAAGAAAAACCAAGACTATTACTTCTTTATCAAGGTGCTTGCCGTTACAGGCGCAAGGGTGTCCGAGTTCCTCCAGTTCACATGGGAGGACATCCTTCGCGGAGAAGTCACGCTAAGAGGGAAAGGGAATAAATACCGCAGGTTCTTTTTCCCGAAATCCCTTCAAACAGAAGTACGGAAGTATGTGGAAGAGAGCGGCAAGACAGGGCTTTTCGCGAAAGGTAAATATGGAGGAATCACCGACAGGGGGCTGAGCCAGAACATGAAGAACTGGGGAAAAGCCTGCGGAATCGACCCGAAGAAGATGCACCCCCACGCCTTCAGGCATTTCTTCGCCAAGATGTTCCTTAAGAAAAACAAAGACGTGATACAGCTCGCCGACCTGTTGGGACACGGAAGCGTTGACATAACAAGAATTTATTTACAGAAATCATACGATGAGCAGAAAAGAGAATTTAATAGAAGCGTTACATGGTAGCCTCGCGCCGTTAGAGGAGCTTCCCGGGCTGATAAGCGGGGAAGAAATTTACGACGAGACGGGGCATGTGGACACGGAGTTCCTTACCGCCATACTGGAGTGGATGAGCAAGGCAGCAGACATATCCACCGGCGTTCAGAGGTCGCTGGGCACGCTCCTCGGCGTAGACGACCTTCCCGAACCGGGAAAGAAGGCAGATTCGGGCAAGGCGTGGACGGTAGAGGAAATCCTGAAGCATTGCACGCTGGAGGATAATGTGCTGAAACTCCCGCAAGTGCAATTCAATAAAAAGTCGTACGCCGAAGCGAAGAAATGGATAGAAGAAGCCGGAGGAAGCTGGCAGGGAGGCAAGGTGCAAGGATTTACCTTCCCGTTCAATCCGGAACGGGTATTCGCCATACTGAATGAAGGCAAACGGTGCAACCTGGCACAGGAATACCAGTTCTTTGAAACGCCCGACGAAGTGGCAGACTGGCTGGTGATGCTTGCCGGAGGCATACATAAATGTGATGCGGTATTGGAGCCAAGTGCCGGACGCGGGGCGTTGGTAAAGGCTATACACAGAAGCTGCCCGGATGCCGTTGTCGACTGTTACGAGATGATGCCTGAAAACAAGGAGCTGCTTGCCGGATTAGGAGGCATCCGCCTTCTCGGGGATGACTTCACGAAATCAGACAACGGGAAGCTGTATACGAAAATCATAGCCAACCCCCCGTTTGCAGGCAATCAGGACATAGACCACGTCTGTATGATGTATGACAGGCTGGAATCCGGCGGAACGCTGGCTGCGATAACAAGTGTGCACTGGACGTTCGGGCAAGAGCGGAAGTGCGAAGAGTTCCGCCAGTGGATTGATGCGGTGGGCGGCCGGTCATACGAAATAGAAGAAGGAGCTTTCAGGCAGAGCGGCACGGGCATAAAGACCATGGCGGTAGTGATAAGAAACGCATAGCGGTACGCCTGCCAACGCACCGCGCTTCGTGAGCGGTTTCACCGCGCTGAAACTGCCATCGTACCGCTATGTATCGGGCTACGCACCGCGGTGTGTTTTCGGGTATAGCCAACAGGCTGAAAAACAAGGAGGTTTAGGCACGACTTGGGTAGCGTGTAAACTTCGACCCGATGGAGTTCGATTCTCCAAACCTCCCCGACGATTTACCAACCTATTAATAACATCGCATTTATGGAAACAAAGACCATTGTAAGAGTGAACAACGTGGACATCATTGCCACCAGTGACGAACAGATGATTGCCATACGCCCCATTTGCGAGGCGTTGGGGATTGACGCAAACGGGCAGAAACAGCGCATCGAGCGGGACGAGATTCTCGGTTCAGTTGCGTGTGTCATACACGCAACTGGACGTGACGGCAAACAGTATGAAATGTACTGCATCCCCTACAAATACGTCTTCGGATGGCTGTTCAGCATCGACACATCGAGGGTGAACGAGGAAGCGCGCCCCGCCGTGCTGCGCTATAAGGAAGAATGCTACGAAGCCCTTTACCGCCACTTTGCCGAGCCGCAGACTTTCCTTGCCGAAAAGCAGAAGGTGATGGAACGGAAGGTGGAGGAATACCAGGAATGCCAGCGCCGCTTCAAGGACGCGCAGAAACTGATGAACGAAGCCAAGGCGGAACTGAACCAGGTGATGCGCGTAACCATTGAGGAATGGCGTGCCAACAACCGGCAGCTCATCCTGCCCTTTCATTCCGATGACGAAGAAGAATAACCGTTACTCCAGAGGTAACAGTTGGTCTGAACTTAGTTTCAGCCGGGGGCATCACGCCCCCAACTGCCTGTATGATACAGGCAACTGAAAACGATTTACCAACCTATCAATAACAAAACAGCATTATGGAAACAAAGACCATTGTAAGAGTGAACAACGTGGACATCACAGCCACCAGTGACGAACAGATGATTTCCATACGCCCCATTTGCGAGGCGTTGGGATTGACGCAGACAGCCAAAGAAAGCGTATCGAACGGGACGAAATCCTTAGTCCAACTGCGGTCATGATGACCGTGGTTGCCGCCCTGAAGGAGGCAACTGAAAACGATTTACCAACCTATCAATAACAAAACAGCATTATGGAAGCAAAGACTATTGTAAGAGTGAACAACGTGGACATCACAGCCACCAGTGACGAACAGATGATTGCTATACGCCCCATTTGCGAGGCGTTGGGGATAGACTATTCACGGCAGTTGAAGAAGATAAAAGATGATGCGGATTTGGGTTCAGTTGTGGGCGTCACGCCCACAACTGGAGCCGACGGTAAGACGTATGAAATGTGCGTCCTCCCTGTAGAGTTCATCTTCGGCTGGCTATTTACTATCAATCCGGCCAACGTGAACGAAGAAGCGAGAGAGGCCGTCCGCCGTTACCGCATGGAGTGCTACCGTGCCCTCTACCGCCACTTCACCGGCACGCAGAAACGCCAGCTGGAGCAGAACCGTGCCGAAATCGCCTTGCTGGAAGAGCTGGCAGACCTGAACCAGCAGCAACAGCAGCTGAAACAGACCATTGCCGACAAGCGCAAGAAGCTGGAGCAGCTTCGCAACGAACGCCTGAAGAACGAACCGCAACTCTTCGACTGAATAAAAATCCACCCAAACCCTTTGCACATTCAAAAATTATCACTATGTTTGCATCGTCTATCAATAACATATCGAGAAATGCAGGACGCGAGCTTGCATTACAACGTGCAGGCATTTTTTATGTCCGCAACCGTTTTAGTACAACCTTATACAGGTATCCGTGTACCCCCGTGTACAGGCTTAATGGCCGTACAGCATTTCTCGATGAATGTGATAGACAGCGGGACAGGCACGGATACCTTTTTTATTTATACCTATGTTACAGAACATCGAGATTCCCAACGCAGAACTGTCTATCTGCCACGGAACGTCCGCCCACGAAACGGGTACCGCATCCTCATTCCCTCTTACCGGAAATCCTTACACCGACTTCGCACGCCTGGGCATGGACCTGCAGGGCTGCCACGTCCGCTACCGCCGCACGCCCAACGCGCAGGGGCACACCCTTACCGGCACGTTCAATATCTGCGGCACGGGCTACACCATGGGAGCCGACTCGTATGCGCAGCTGGTGGAGCGCGTGCACGCCAAATGGCTGGAGAAGCAGGCGTACCGCCGCCGCTGCCGTGCCGAGAAGCGGATGCGCAACACCCTCGCCTTCATCGCCCGGCATCCCGACGCTACCGTATTGCCCGCCTACCTCTCGTAACGGGCGCAACCTCTTACTATTGTTTTCCCCCCAAACGGCTTTCCACGGAGAGCCGCCCGGGACGGGTACACCCTGAACCGAACGAATTACCAACACCGGATAAGCAATCATTAAAACAATAAAGACATGAAAAAAGAACAAATTGAAGAAGCAGCAGAAAAGCATTCCGAGCAATGGCTTGACAATTCGGACGAATATTTCCGCAGCCACCACAGAGACGTTTACGAGTATGGATTCACAGACGGTGTGTACTGGCTGGCCGACCGCTTGTGCCGGCTCCCATGGAATGAAATACTGAAAGAACTGCATGAGTATTGTGTGGAAGAACAAGAAAAACAACAATCAAACAACGCATAGTATGGAAACAAAAACAATCAAAACACAACAGCGGGGCTTTGCCTGCATCGCCTCCCCCGATGAACGATATCGCATCTGGATTCCGCGCCCCACGCCGACAGGCATCCTGGTGTGCACCTGCGGATTTGCCCTGAGCGGGCACATGGACTTTGTGGATGCCGTAGACCGCCTGTTCTACGTGCGTGTAGACCGTGCGCAGACCATCGACGACGACCTGAGCAACCTCTACCTCACTTGCCTGCAAGCCCCCATGGGCTGCATGGAACAGCTGCTTATAGACTTGCCCGAACTGATGGAGGAACACCTTGGGTAATTAATAATTAACAATTAATAATTAATAATTGGATGATGAAGTATGAATTGGAAATCGAGACGGGGCTGCTGCAGGCGCTCATCGATGAATGCCGTGCCGGTCGGCTGCCCGTACACATCCAGCGGGGCGTGCCTTACGATGATGCGAACGGCACCATGCTGGAGACCGTCATCATCGAATGTCCGGACACGGATTTCGACTTCAACGCGGTGATGAGCCGCGTCATCAACCGGCACTATAACTTAAATGACACGGATCAATGAAAAAAGACAAGAACACGAAACAACAACGCGTCAGGGTGCTGCAGACCGGAGAGCTGGGCACCGTGACCGACCAGGTATTGATGAAACGCGGCAACAAGCCGATGGTGTACAAACAGGTAAGGCTCGACAGCAAGCCCCACCTGGACCGCTGGTACTGGGCAGATCAGCTGGGAGCTGTAAGGGAGACGTGCCGCATTACGCTAACGGGCGGCAACGGGACGGAATTGTACATCAAAGTGACGCACGACTACGAAAAATACGGCAGCTACGAGTTCGAAGCTTCGGGCAAGCCTGCCAACCTGAAGGAGCACGACCGCCACGGGCTGCCGTTCCTGCTTACAGGCGCATTGCTGAAGGGATTGGGCGTCGGGCAGGAAGGTGTGGAGACTTCCGTCGATGTGCGTCCTGCCATATCCGAAAAGAATTGACCACCTTTGCGGCCTACCGACAGACCGACGACCGCAACCACTTACAGCTATACCTATGATAGACGATAGAACCATCGAACAAATCCTCGACCGTGCCGACCTGGTGGACATCATCGGGCAATGCGTCGAGCTGAAAAAGCGCGGTGCGGCATATTGGGCTTGCTGCCCGCTGCACCACGAAAAGACACCCTCGTTTTGCGTCAACCCCGCACGCGGCACGTGGCACTGCTTCGGCTGCGGCAAAGGGGGCAACGCTATCGGATTCCTCATGGAGCACGAAGCCATGAATTTCCCCGAAGCCGTGCAGACGCTGGGCAAACGCTACGGCATCGAAGTGGAAGAACGGAAGCTGACTCCCGAACAGGAGCGCGAGCAGGCGAAGCGCGAGAGCATGTTTGCCATCAACGAACGCTGTGCCGAACATTTCCGCCAGAACATGCTCCTGCCCGAGCACAAGGCAGCCATGGACTACATCGTGAGCCGCTGGGGGAAGGAATACGTAGAAGAGACCGGCATCGGCTATGCCCCCGACACGTGGGACGACCTGCTGCGGTTCTCCCGCTCGGCAGGCCTGTCTGCCGACCTGATGAAAGAAATGGGGCTGCTGAAGACGAACGAGAAGGGAGCGGTGTACGACGGCTACCGCGGGCGTGCCGTTATCCCGATACGCGACCGCTTCCGCCGCATCATCGGATTCACCGCCCGCGACATGACCGGAGCAAAAGACACAGCCAAGTATCTCAACCCGCCCGAAAATGACATCTACCATAAGCGCGCCTCCATCTTCGGCATCGACCTCGCCGTGCGCCAGGCTGCCAAGGAGGGGAAGTTCTACCTGGTAGAGGGCGCGCCCGACGCCATGCAGCTGCAGCGCATCCGTGTGAACAACGCGGTGGCTCCGCTGGGAGGGGCGTGGACGGGCGAGCAGCTGGAGCAGCTGAAGCGGTATGCCCCGCGCGTGTGTTTCCTTCCGGATGCCGACCCGCCCAACCTGGAGCGGGGCGAGAAGACGGGCGCGGGCACCCGCAACGCCCTGAAGAACGGCGAGCTGGCGATGCGCTGCGGGCTTTCCGTGTCGGTGAAGGAAATCCCCCTGGGCGAAGACCGGAGCAAGCAGGACCCCGACAGCTACTGCACCACCCGCCAGAAATTCGACGGGCTGAAGGAAGAGGACTTCATCACCTGGTTTGCCCGCTACACGTTTCAGGAAGTGGAGACCACCGAAGACCGCGGCGAGGCGGTGAACCGTGTCTGCGCCCTGCTGGCACTGGTAGACGACGAGGTGAAGGAAGGCATGTACGTCAAAGAGCTGCTTTCCGTTTATCCGGACAAACCCGCATGGACATCGGCTTTGCGGCGTGCCAAGAAACTGGACAAGGCGAAAAAGGTCATCGACGCCAGCAAGAAAATCGACCGCGAGAGCTACGAGCAGTACGGTTTCTACGAGAACCACAACTGCTACTACGCGCAGGGCGACAAGGGCATGATACAGTGGAGCAACTTCACCATGCGCCCGATGTTCCACATCAAGGACAGCCTGCTGCCCAAACGCCTGTACCGCATCAAGAACGAGCGCGGGCAGGAGGAAATCATCGAGATGAAACAGGAAGACCTTGTGTCGCTTGCCAAGTTCAAGATGCGCGTGGAAGGGCTGGGCAACTATATCTGGATGGTGACCGAAAAAGAGCTGACCCGCCTGAAGAGCTACCTCTACGAGCAGACCGAGACCGCCGTCGAGGTGACCCAGCTGGGCTGGCAGCGGCAAGGCTTCTTCGCCTTCGGCAACGGCTGCTACGACGGCGAGTGGCACGCCGCGGACGAATACGGCATCGTCCGCCTGAAGGCGGGCAACTTCTACCTGCCCGGATGCAGCGTGATATACCGAGACGATGCCAAGCTCTTCCAGTTCGAACGGCGTTTCGTCTATACCAATTACAACAACGTGTCGCTCCGCAGCTTTGCGGACAAGCTCATCACCGTGTTCGGCGACAATGCCAAGGTGGGCTTGTGCTTCCTGCTGGCGGCACTGTTCCGCGACCTCATAGCCGGCCAGACCAAAAGCTTTCCCATCCTGAACCTGTTCGGCCCGAAAGGCAGCGGCAAGAGCGAGCTGGGTCATTCGCTCATGTCGTTCTTCATCATCAAGAACACGCCTCCCAACATACAGAACGCCACCATTGCGGCGCTGGGCGATGCCGTGGCGCAATGCGCCAACGCCCTGGTGCACATCGACGAGTACAAGAACAGCATCGACCTCGACAAGCGCGAGTTCCTGAAAGGCTTGTGGGACGGCACCGGACGGAGCCGGATGAACATGGACCGCGACAAGAAGCGTGAAATCACTTCGGTGGACTGCGGTGTCATCCTCTCCGGGCAGGAGATGCCGACCATCGACATCGCCCTTTTCAGCCGGCTGGTTTACCTCACGTTTACCAAAACCGAATTCTCGACACAGGAGAAGCGGGCTTTCGACGAGCTGAAGAGCCTGCGCGACCTCGGCTTGTCGCACCTCACGCTGCAGCTGCTTTCCCACCGCGCACGGATGGAGGCAGGCTTCCCGGACAATTACCGCAGCTGCATGGAAGACCTGAACGAACGGCTGAAGGGCGAAACCGTAGAAGACCGCATCCAGCGCAACTGGGTAATCCCATTGGCGGCTTTCCGCACGCTGGAAGCAGCCATCGACTTGCCTTTCTCTTATAACGAACTGCTCCGGATATGCACGGATGGCATCCTGCGCCAGAACCGCGAGACAAAGAGCAACAACGAGCTGGCGAACTTCTGGAACGTGGTGAGCTACCTGCAGCAAGACGGCGAGATATTCCTGGAGTCCGACTTCCGCATCGACTACCTCGACCGGTTGAAAACAAACAAAAGCCGTGAAATCCAATACAAGACCCCCCACCCTGTGTTGAGGATGCGCACCGACCGCATCTTCCCCCTGTATAAGAAATACAGCAAGCAGGTGGGCGACAGCGCGCTGCCTACCGAATCGCTCAACTTCTATCTGGAGAACAGCCACGAGTATTTAGGCGTCCAGAACAGCGTGCGGTTCAAAGTCATACAGAAAGGCATCGAGGTGGTCAAAGAGATAGAGACAGGAGGAACGAAACGGTATTACAAGCAAAGCACCACCAAACAAGCCCTTTGTTTCGACTATGCCGCACTGATGGAGGCATACAACATCAACCTGAACATCGAGACCCTAAACGGTTCCGAAGATGCTGACAACGGCGATGTTCCGTTCTAAGCATCTGTCTATCATAGCTATAACGGAGTGCCCTGGCATGCGAATGTCGGGGTTTCTTTTTGCCTTTTTGCGCTCTTCCGAATGGGGCAAAAAACGCTTCTACACTTTCTACAACTTCTACAATGCTATATATCAGCACATTAAGCCCTAAAAAGAGCTTCTACAAGCTTCTACAAATTTCTACAAAACCCGGCTTTTGCCCGATTCTTCTACAAATCGTCTACAATGCAGACGGTTTTTTGTCTCCCTTTTTTACTTGACTGACAAGCATGCTATTGATTATCAGTAATATACGGATTTGTAGAAAATGTAGAAGTTGTAGAAGCGGAAATATGCCCTCACGGGAAGCGGATAATCGTTTGTCCGCACCTCCATTCTTCACTCTTCATTCTTCATTCTTCACGTATTATTTTGTATATTTGCAACAGAATCAAATCCTTAATGCATGAAACCTCAAGTTATCATAGAACTTCCTCCGCATTTGCATGACTACCTGTATCACGAGTTCGGCACGCCGCGTAGCGAAGAAGCCATAACCGTTACCGCCGCAAACGACCTGGGCAAGCTCATCCAGTCGATGATTACCGTGAGCGACCGGCCGCCCAAACAGGCAATCAAGGAGCATCCCGTCACGCTTGTCTTGCCGGTACAGGAGTGGAACCATTTCATCTTTCAGGAGAACTTCATCTACATCCCCGAATGGAAGCAGCGGATGCTGCGCGAATACATCGAAGCATCCTACCGCATCCGTATCCGCGAATACTTCATTGCCGGATACGAAAAGGGCTACAAGCAGGACCGCATCATCCGCGCCTTCCTCTACGCCTACAACATCAAGAACAACGCCATCAACTACGATGCGGTGAAGAAGTACGACTACCGCAACCGCCAGCGCATGGTGAAGGAGGTAGACAGGGATATCCAGCTTTCGTTATTCCCTTAACACTGTTTAACCTATTAAATTCTAAGTGAAAACCGCCGAAACCCATGTTTTAACTCTTAAACTTTAAGTAAAAATGAACCGAAACGACAAACGCGCGTCCGTCTGCGGGCTGGCGTTCCTTCCGCTGAGCCAAGCCACGGTGCGCAACTTTCCGGGCAGTCCGGACATCGGAGTGCACGGTACCTTCACGCCGGTGCCTGTTTCGTCAGCCGAATACGGCGAGACCGGAGAAGCGGGTTATCCCATAGAACAGGAACTCGAAGCCGTAGTAACCGACACAAGTTCGGCGGAATTGAACGAACTCCGCACGCTTTTCGCCGAAGCCGGGCTGGTGCTGCTCGACTTCACCAACGGCGAGCGCCGGGTGGTGGGGAGCGATGAGTTCCCGGTACAGGTCAACACCGAACTGAGCGGCACTCCTGCAACACTTTCACTCACTTTCAAGCGCGACAGCCCCGAGCCAGCCAAGGTTTATTCGTCCTTTTAAGGGGTTGATACCGTTGTACCTTTGTATCCGGTTATTAATAGGTATTAGTTTTCAAAGGTGTAACAATGGTTTTCTCATTTCTATACAGTGCGGTGTGCCGGGGCAAGTGGTTCATCTCCTTCCGCGAGGCGGAAGCCAACTTGCTCCTGGTGCAGCGGCTGTTGTCGCGCGACGCTTCGCTGGCAGACGGCAAGCCGCTGTCTGAAAGCCAGCCCGTTCCGGTGATGCTGGAGCACGAAGGGCGGCTGATGAAGCGTGGCAATTCGTTTGCCGATGCGCCCGAGGGCAGCACGGCAGTCATCCCCCTGCGCGGCACCATGCTGAAGTACGGCACGATGTGCAGCTACGGCACTACCGAAATCGCCTCCGTTATCCGTGAGGCGGCAGCATCCAAAAACATTTCCTCTATCGTTCTCGACATCGATTCGGGCGGCGGCAGCGTGGATGCCATCGCCCCGCTGGCAGATGCCATCCGCCAGGCGCAGTCGGCGCGCAAGGCGGTGGTGGCAAGCTGCAGCCTGTGCGCTTCCGCCGCCTACTACGTGGCAAGCTACTGCAACGAGATACTGGCAGACAACGACATCGATGCCGAGTTTGGCAGCATCGGCGTGATGATGAGTTTTGCCGACTATGCCAAGTATTACGAGAACGAGGGCATCAAGGTGCATACCATCTACAGCAACCTGTCGGATTACAAGAACGCCCCGTTCGAGGCGGCAAAGAAGGGCGAGTATGCCAAGATACGCGACGAAGAGCTTGACCCGCTGGCGCGCGACTTCCAAGAGAACGTGAAGCGCAACCGGGGCGCACGGCTGAAGGCGGACACCGAAGGCGTGCTGCGTGGACGCATGTTCTACGCCCGTGATGCCGTCGGCACGGGGCTGGCAGATGCGGTAGGAACGCTGGCGCAGGCTGCCGAACGGAGCCGCGAGCTGTCGGCGCAGATGTGCATCGACGACTATATGGGAGCCAATTATTAATTGTTAATTATTAATTCTTAATTGAATAAGCTATGTTTGGAAAAGTAATGAGTGTGGTTCTCGCCTTTCTGGGCATCTCGGCTTTCGCCAAAGACAAGAACGGCAAGTCCGTTCTGCTGTCGGTGCAAGAAGAGCAGCTGAAGCAGAAGTACGGCGAGAAGTTTGTCGAGTCGTTCAAGAAAGACTTGGCGGAGTTTGAGAAAGACGGTGCGGCAGCCGAATCTGCCGTGACCGGCGAAGTGCAGGCACAGCTGGAAGACGAACGCGAGAGCAACGTCCGCCTGATGGAGCGCATCAAGGCACTCCAGGAATCCGAAAAGCAGATGAAAGCCCTGCTCGAAGAGCGGGACAAGACCATCGAACGCCTGAGTAAAGAGCCTGCAGCCGATGCCGGCGAACAGGTGACGGGAGATAATGATAAAGGTATGGCAAAGAAATTCAAGCCCGACATGAGCCTGGCACACAACCAGTGGCTCGATGCGGCATTCAAGGGGGCTGCCTACAGCGGCAACACCACCATCGACACCACCGAGCTTCAGAGGGAGTTCGGCAAGTACGTGAGCAGCGAACGCCTGCAGATCCTGAAAGACTTGGTGGGTACCACCGAATCCATCCGCTACATGTCTACCATCGTGACGGACAAGACCGAGGTGCGTGCCATGCAGGCAGCTATCGACAGCGTGCTGCAGCAGTTTGTTCCGAAATGGACGCCGAAGTCGAAGAGCACCTTCACTCCGCTCACCATCCGCAACTACAAGTGCAAGATTAACGTTCCCATCACGCCGAGCGACATCATGGAGGATGTATTGGGCTACCTCTACGATGAGAACCTCGACCCGCAGGATATGCCCATCGTGCGCTACATCCTCTACCAGCTCATCTTCCCGAAACTGGCAGAAGAGCGCGAACAGGCATTGGCGGTGGGTGTGTACAAAGAGAATACTGCCAGCACCGACGGCGGTGCAGCCAGTGCGGCTCTTGACTGCATGGACGGTTATGTGACCCAACTCAAAGCCTTGAAGACGGCAAACAACGAAAAGGTGACGTGGCTGCTCGACGGCGAGAAGCTGACCGACGAAACCCTGCTCGACCAAATCGACAAGGCGGTAGACCAAGTGAAACCGCTCTACCGCAGCAAGACGATGTTCGTACACGCCGACCCCGATTTGGTTATCAAGTATAGCCGTGCGTACCGTGAGAAGTATCCGTGGCTGAAGAACCAGGACGGTGAAAAAGTGAAGATTGATTTCACCAACTTCACCTTCGCACCGCTCGAAGGCATGCGCGGTACCGGCGTGTTCTTCATCACCCCGAAGGAGAACTTCAAGCACCTGATGTCGAAGGACCCGCAGCGCACTAATATCCGCATGCAAACCGACCATTACGACGTGCACATCATGGCGGAATGGTGGGAGGCTACCGGTTTCTGGCTCGCCGAAGCTATCTTCGCCTACATCCCGCCCGAAGAGGAAGAAGAACCGGAATCTTCGCAGGGAGGCGGCGTGTAAACAATTGACAATTGCGATGCCGCATGGTTCATTGTCAATTCTTCATTCTTTATTCTTGATTATTAATTCTTAATTATTAATTCTTAATTATTAATTGTTATGGCAGGAGAATATGCATTCATATCCGTACCCCGCAAGAGAAACAACGCCGGACGGGCAACGGGCAAAAAGAACTACATCTACCTTTTTCGCTGGGACGATGTAAAGACCTTTACCAAAGACGAGAAGGGTGTGCGCGTCACGGCATTTGCCTTTCAGGCAGAAAAGAAGCCCATCGGCGTCTATGCCACGCAGAGTACCATCAACATCTACGACACCGCAGAGGGAGACCCCGATGCACGCGGATTTATCCACCACGTGGACTTCGAGCATCCGGGTTCGGAAGTCGAGTTCAAGGAGTTCCTCAACAACAACGTCAACGAAAACCTCGGCGCGATTGTCATCAACTGCGCGGGCGAAGACTGCAAGATTGCCGGAACGCCCTGCACCCCGCTGAGCATCAGCACCGCCGAAGGGCAGGACAACAACGAGGCCAACAAGACGACCATCAACCTGGCTTCCACCCTGCGGGGAGACACGCTGGGCGTCATCGCCAAGTCGCTCATCCCGCTGACAGACGACGACACGATTAACACCGTGCTGGCCCTGACCGGTGCCGAAAGCTCGCAAGGAGGAGGAGTATGACGGCCAAGATGAAACCTGTAGAGAACCCTGCACCCCTGCCAGCCGCACCGGTGCAGGATGCCGACAATAAGAAGACCGCCGGGACCGCATGCGTCTCGGTGGTCATTCCGTATTGCAAGGAATATGCGCAGGGCAACGAGCTGCTCTTCGCCTTGCGCTCGTGGTACCAGAACGCGCGCTTTCCCTTCCGCATCGTCATTATCGGCGATGCCGAAGAATGGATGGACGGCGAGAACCTGACCCTCATCGAGTGCCCCCGCTGCTCGGACATCCCCAGCGTGGACACCCTGCACAAGCTGTGGACGGCACAGGAGAGCCCGGAAGTGACCGGCGGCTTCATCTGGACCAACGACGACATCTACCTGATGAACCCCGTCGGGCTGGAGCACATCCGTATTCCCAAGGTACTGGGACCGCTCCGCCCCGAATCATACAGCGGGCACTACCGCGCCGCGATGCGCCACACGATGGAACTGCTCGCCGAATCGGGCTTGCCTGCGCTGAACTACGGCACCCATACGCCCCTATGGTTTGAGAAGGAACGGCTGGCGGCATTCCTGCCTGCCGATGACCCCAAAGCCACGGAAGGCACGCTCTTCACCTCGCTTTACTTCAACCAGTGCAACACGGTGCACCCCGTCCGCCTGGACTGGAAGACCGACCCCTTCCTGCTGCCGGTGGTAAGCAAGGCGCCCGATGAGAAGTACGTGGAGCGGCTGTTACAGAACAAGGTGTTCATGAACAATGCCCGAAGCGGTTACAGCCCGTGGCTGGAGAAGTTCCTGGAGAAACGCTTTCCCGACAAGTCGCCCTGCGAGCTATGAAGAGCGGATGCCGGAGAAAAGAGCCTGAGCTTCCGCGACGAGTTCCCGTTTCTCGACAAGCCCGGATGCCCCATGGAGCTGGAAGCCCTTGCCAGCCGCAAGTTCACCAAGTACCGGGCTTACGTCCGCCTGCATCAGAAGCTGCGCGGATGTGCCGGACTGGCGGAATGCGCCGAGACGGCAGGCGAGCTGGTAGACAACTACATCGACAACCGCCTTATCTGGCAAGAGCTAACGTGGTACCAAGAACACGGCTCATTGTTGGGCAAGCATCCCGCCTTCGCCGAGTTCCGCCGCCGCAAAAAGCTGGTGAACATGCCGGTCAAGAAGCTGATGACACGGCTGCGGCAGGTGGAGATGAACATCTGGCGCGTGAAAAGCGAACTGGCAAAGGGTGACAAGCCCCACCTCGACGCCGTGCGCCGCGAACGGCTGGCAGGCTACGAGAAAGAACGGGCAGACATCCTGAGATTATTAGAGTAATAAAAGAAACGCAGATTGACACAGATTCACGCAGACTAAAATCTTTATCCGCGAAAATCTGCGTCAGTCTGCGTTTTAAATAAAACCAATCACCATGAATTCAGAAGTGACCGGATACGACCGCTGGCATGACAGCCCCGAATGGATGTCGCGCATCGACATTGACGAATACGAACGGCTCGCCGGCATCGGCTACCGCCCCGAACAGATTGCCATGTACTACAAGATACCGCAGAAAGACTTTCTGTGGTACTTCCACCTCATAGGCAGTCCGCTGAAGTACCACTACGACCGGGGGCAGCTGCTCCAGCAGGCAAAAGAGGGGCTGTCAATGTCTGCCGCCGCACAGACCGGTGAGAACGTGACACAGGCACAGCGGTTTGACAAGTTCCGCAAATCGATAGGTTATAAAAACAGCATCAACAAGATATTCTTTGATGATATAGGCTGACTTTAATTCTTCCTTTCTAAGTATGTTCGAAAAATCCCACTACGAAACCTTACAAGACTACCTTGCCAGCGGCTGCACCCTGGAGCTGACCGCCGAAGAACTGGACTACTACAATGCCCTTTACGCCCTGGTGGGCATCCACCGCAAGTACGGCAAGGACAATGCCATCGCTTTCCTGATGCACAAGCCGTTCTGCGTGGAGCGTGGCAGGGCGCGGCAGATGTACGCCGAAGCCCTCAACCTGTTCTACCTGAACGACACGGTGGAAAACGACGCCTACCGCAGCATCCTCTTCGACAACCTGCAGAAGGCAGCCCTCGCCGTGCTGCAGAACGCCACCTCGGCAAAAGACATGGAGGTGTACGGCAACCTGCTGGTGCAGGCTGCCAAGGTGAAGCAGCTCGACAAGCCCGACCCCGTGAAACTGAAGCAGGTGGACGAAAAACACTTCAAGGTGTACGACCTCAGCCCCGAATCGGTAGGGCTTCCGGCGGCAAACCGCCAGAACCTGGCACGGCAGATCGACCAGATGCAGGACCTGCCCGAAGGCGAGAAGGTGCGCCTGCGCCGGGATGCCAACATAGAAGACATTAACTTTGAAGAAATGCTCGATGACACGCAAGAGAAAACTAAAGATTACGAATGACGTAGAGGTGCGCTATGCCAACTGGATTGCGCAGCTCATCGCCGTGATGCAGCCCTGGAGCCTGTACTGGATTGCTGGTCGTGCCAGTGCCAAGACGGTGCAGGTATTGGCGGAACGGGTGCAGGAGGTGGCGCACGACTGCCCCGGAGCGCCCTTCGCATGGGTGGCGGACACCTACAGCGACCTGCACAAGAACGTCATCCCCTCGCTCATCGACGGGCTTTCGCTGCTGGGATGGATGCCCGACGTGCACTTCGTCATCAACCGCGAGCCGCCACGGGAATGGAAGCAGCGCATGTACAACGTCTGCACCGACTGGCGCAACACCATGGTGTTCTATACCGGGTTCAACTTCACCTTCATCTCGCTCGACCGTGCAGCCATCGGCGCGGGACGCTCCTACGTGGGCGTGTTCGGCGACGAGGTGAAGTATTTCCCCGAAGAGAAGTTCACCAACCTGCTGAAGGCGGTGCGCGGCTTCCGGGTGAAGTACGGCGACTCGGTGTGGTACCGCAGCCGCACGCTCACCACCGACATGCCCAACCCCAACCACCTGGGCGAGTACGACTGGATATTGAAGCTCGCCCGGCAGAACGACAAGCAGCGCATCCTGCTCGCCCTCCGTGCCGGCTTCGTCTACAACGACACCAAGCGCGAATACCTGTCACGGCTTCAGGAATACAACAGCCTGAAGGCGGACGCGCGCACCGACCCTGCCGTGCGCCCCGCCCTGGCGGATGCCGAACGCCAGATGATGCTGGCACGGCGCACCATGGAGCGGTGGGAACGGCGGTGGGTGAAGACCCGCCGCGGCGTGTCGTTCTTCTTCATCTCGTCCTCGTATGTCAACGTCGACATCCTGGGCGAGGACTGGTTCAACGACGAGTTTGCCGAAGGGCTGGAGGGCGCGGCATGCAACATCCTCTCGGTCATCCCCAAGCTCGAAGCCTCGCAGATGTTCTACTGCAACCTCTCGATGAAGAACTTCTATGCCGACGGGTTCCTGAACGAGGTCATCGAGCAGCACCCCTTCGGCTGGGAGCAGGACTGCACCGTGCTGCGCTACCTCGACCCGGGGCGTCCGCTGGAGGCAGGCATGGACGCCGGCAACATGCTCAGCATGGTGTTCGGGCAGCAGGCGGGACGCGTGATGCGCATCCTCAAGGAGCTGTACACCCTGCCCCCGCAGAACGTGCGCGACCTTGCCGACAAGTTCCTCGCCTACTTCAAGCCCCACCGCCGCAAGCTGCTCAAGCTCTACTACGACCGCTCGATGAACAACTACAAGCGCGTCAGCACCGACATGGCAAGCCAGATAAAGAAAGCCATCGAGACCGATGCCGAAGGGCGGCGCACAGGCTGGACGGTGCAGCTCATGAGCCTGGGGCAAGGCAATATCTCCAGCAACTTGGAGTACCGGTTCTTCATGGACCTGCTGCCGGGCAACCTCGCCCGCCAGCTCTACACCCTGCTCATCGACCAGCACAACTGCCCTAACCTGAAGAGCGAGATGGAGGTGACCCGCACCAAGGCGAAGGTGAACGAGCGCGACAACACCACGCAGATAGTCAAGGAGAAGACCGGCGACAAGCTGCCCGTACACCGCCTGCCCCGTGAGAGTACCAACCTGACCGACGCGCTGAAGTATTTCGTGCTGCGCCCCGAAGTGGTGCGTATGTGGCAGAGCCGCAGCAAGGTGAGCGGGGCAGCCTACTTGTAATAGCACAGCTTTCTTTCCATGTTTTTGTTCAGCCCGGCTGTCCGTGATGGATGGTCGGGCTTTCTTCGTTCCCTAACGGAGATGCCACGCAAGGTGGGACGGCTTGCTCCAGCTGGTGGGCTTCGCATTATTTGTAACGATATTTCGTCATATTTCCGAACTGGGAGAAGGCTTGCAATCGCAATCCCCCGACGGCGCGGCTCGGGCTTCGGAGGTGCTTGTTGCCGCTTTTAAAGCGACAACAGAAGGTTTTCTTTCTGATATTCATCGGTTTCTTGCTTCCCGTTGTGCCGTTTTGCCCGGAAAACCGCCCTGTTCCGCAGGCGCACTCCGCCTGGCAGACGGGGAGGAAGCGCGGAATGCCGCCGCACGCAGCGCGCTGATCAGCCCGATACATAGCGGTACATCCGCAGTTTCACCGCTATGAAACTGCCTTCGCAGCGCGCTGCGTTTCTGCCCGTAAGGGCATAAAAAAAGCCCGTCCCCATAAAGGGACGAGCCTCTTTCCGGTTGTCGTCAATCGCCTACGCGCCCGTCTGCGTTTGTGCTTTCCGTTTTGCCGCTTCCAGGTCTACCGTCGCCTCGCCCGCCTTTTCGGCTTTCAGCGTGGCGGCTTGGGCGGCACGGCTGCTCACGGGGTTGAACACGGCTTGCGAGGCGAGGTTCTCGAAGTCGGCTCCCGGCGTGAAGCGGATGTTCACCGCCTTGATGTTCTGGGCGGTGAAGGCTTCCATCGATTCCGCGCCCTCCGACGAGAGCGAAATCCAGAAGTCGCCCAGGTCGCCCAGCTGCACCTTCTTGCCTTCGAGGAGCATCTCCACGAGGCATTCGCACATGTCCGAGATGACCCCCTTCACGGTGCCGCGCGAGTACACGCCGTTGTGGTTCGCGATGTGGCGCACGAACTTGTTGAACGTCATCAATTCACTCATCTGGGGTTTTGCATACGCCTTTTCGGGCGCCGACTCGCTGGCAGGGTTCGCCTGCAGGCATACAGAATAGTTGATCATAGATTGTAAGGTTTTAAAGGTTGCGCCGCAGCACCATTGCTCCGGCTGGGTGCAAAGGTAAGGCTAAGGGGCGGAATCCGTACCCCGGCATGCGCTCATTCCGCTGCACGGCGTGTGCAGTCGGCGGCGAAGCGTTTCAGCAGGGCGTACACCTTGCGTTCCGACACGCCGTATTTCACGGCAAGCACGGTCACGGCGTAGGTCACCTTCTCGCCCCGCCGGCGCATGGACGTATATTCGATGTAAAGGTCGATGTATTTGCAGTCGTCCGCCCTCACTCCGGCGGCTACGAGCTTGGCGATGAGTTCGCGGTTGAACTCCAGTATTTCGAAAAGGGTCATAAAAAAAAAGCGGGAGCTTCTTGTTTCCTCCCGCCACGGGCAAAGATAGCATAAAGTTTTGTAACAGAAAGGAAAAACGCCCGGAAATTGCGCGTTTGCCGGATTTTGCTTACATTTGCGGTGCCGAATAAAAACAAAGACATGTCCCCCTTGCAGCAGTGTAACCCGTGAAGTCGGGTTCAGGTTTGTGTTTACCTGTCGGCGCACTGTGGCGAGGGGGACGCCCTTTTTTAGCAATTATGGGAAAGTTACCACCAAAGATACCGATTACTCCGCCGCGCCCGCAACCGAAGCCTGTTCCGGGCACAACAAGTTATCCGACTAAAGGAAAAGAAGGATGAGATAAGACAGCATGGCGGCGCAAATGCCGCAGAGAATGGACCGGAGCGACCGCCCGAACAGTCGGACACGGCGATTGTTCGTCTGCTCTTGCCAGCGAATGGAATATTCCAGTTGGTTAAGCTCGTCCCGCAAAACAAGGCGCATCTGTATGTCATCGCTTGCCGATTCTCCGTCCTCCGTAAACGATTGGGCATATTCGTTGGGCTGGGAATCCTTGACCGTATTTCCCAATGGCATATAGTCGCGGGGCATAACCACTTTCATCATCCAGAACGTGGATAAGGCTGTACCGGCAAGTAGGAACCATACGGGCACCGTTCGCCACGCTAAATCCGGATGAGTGAATACGTAAGCGCAAAGCAAGGTGAGCAGGGTGGCATAAATGGCAAGGGTCTTGTAAGCCCTCTCAGTGGTGTCGTTTGCCTGTTTCTGATAGTCGGCAAGACGCTTTTGGGCATTGTCGTAGAACAGCTTCAATACGTCCAGCGACAAGTAAAAAGCTGTCTCGGTAGTCACTTTGTAGATTGGGGGGACGAACGGTTTCATAAGACAGTATGGTTTTTATTTTGTATCTGTTTCTCCGTTGGAGATATATCTATACAGTGTGTCCGCACGGCGTACGGTTTCGTTTATGTCACGGCTAAGGAGACCGCTGCGGATCTTCCGCAGGCTGAAACTTTCGCTGCGCAAGGCATCACGGTCTTTGAACAGGCAAAACACATAAGCGAAAAAGAACAGCAGGACTGCCAGTATGGCTATCCCAGCCAACAGATAACAGAACCATGCCGGCGCACTAAAACGGAATGCGGCCAACAGGGTGGCAAGTATAATTCCCAGCAGCCACGTAAGCGGCTTGAGGATAGTGGAACGAGAGCCGCTGGCATCCGAATGTGATAATAATGCTTTGATAATACTCATTCTCTTTTGTTTTCCGCAAATTTACGCATTTTTCTCTTTGCCGTTCCAAAAACTATTCCTATATTTGCAGTGCCAAATCACATTATGGTTAGTCCATACCGCAGAGCACCGGTTAGATGCTCAATACGAAATTGGGCTTTTTTTATGTCCATCGGTTTGCTCGCCTTATTTATGAGGTGACCAAATCCATATACGAAACTTACGGCTGTCTTTTCCCTACATTTTTTATGCTCTTCGGGGGATACTATAATGTGGTTTGGCGACTTAACGGGAAACAGGCAGCCGTTCGTGTATCCGCACGTGAACTTGCCTGTAACAGCCAAATCACATTATAGTATCATGAGAAAAGAACTGACCGCCGGAACGAAGAGCATTCCGGCT